GTCGGACCCGCATCAGGTGCAGGTGTCGCAGGTGCAGGTGCAGGTTCAGCAGGGGGTGCAGGTGCCGCATCAGGTGCAGGTTCAGCAGGGGGAGCAGGTGTCGCATCAGGTGCAGGTTCAGCAGGGGGAGCAGGTGTCGCATCAGGTGCAGGTGCAGGTGCCGCATCAGGTGCAGGTTCAGCAGGGGGAGCAGGTGCCGCATCAGGTGCAGGTGTCGCATCAGGTGCCGGTTCAGCAGGGGGAGCAGGTGCCGCATCAGGTGCCGGTTCAGCAGGGGGTGCAGGTGTAGGTTCAGCACCACCACTCATCATGTTCATCCGTCGCTGTTTTCGTCGCATTCTTCGCATATTGAGATATTTATCCTTTAAATACTCCAAGACCTGAATAGGAATATACTTTTTCAATGTTTTATTGAATACATGTTTTCGTTTTGAAATGAGATCCTGGGGAGTTCGTCTAAATGTCACAACCTTCCTCCGGATTGAATTTCGCGCCTTTTTCCATTTTTTAACACTTTGATGACGTTGCTTTCGTATCTTTCGTATCTTATTTCGTGTTAATTTCATACGATTTCCATATACATAAATTATATATAATATTATATATAGAAATACAAAGACGCATAAGAGGTATACATAACCAATAATGACATCCAAAGTAAAATCAAATCGAGATGCGCCAGTAAATTTGACATCCGATGTTATGCGAAAAGAAGACCGGTCGTGTTCGTCAACCTGTAACTTTTCATATCAATACAACACAAGCACATGTAATGTATTTCATAAGGGTTCCTATTTGAGCATTCCATATGACAGTGGCAGCGGGGGATTGTATCCAGCGAAATACAATGGGGTCGACTATAAAGTAGAGCATATCCATATTTACCAACCATCGCTGCATCGTTACGATGGCGCTCTTGCTGATGCAGAACTTCTTGCCTATCATTCCAGTTCGGACGGACGCAACTTGATTGTATCCATCCCCATCAATATCGGTAATGGCGCTGGAAAGCAGAGTTCAGATATTATGAACACCATTCTTCAGAATTTGCCGAGTAGATCAAGAAGTGGCGGAAAGTATATTTCTGATGTCAATAACTTCAATTTAGGAAACCTTATTCCGAAGGAGGGGTTCTTTACGTATGTCGGTCGTCATTTATTACCACAATATACCGGTGTATACAATTATATCGTGTATCATAAAAAGGACGCAATTCTCGTTTTTCGAGATTCATTGACCAGTTTGAATGACACAAGTCGCGATACTGCAATCACGACAACGGAACCAATTAGCGAGAATCGAATGCCGCGAAACATGTATTATTACAATAAGCGCGGCGCAAATAATGCAAAAGGCAGTGGTGATATCTATATCAAGTGCAATCCAACTGGTGAAGATGGCACTGTGTTGTATCAACAATCTGCCAATAATGGCGAACTCGGTAGTATGGCTGAATTAGACCTCAGTAAAGTGGGTTTAAATTGGGAAACAATACTACAAAATGATATGTTTCGAACACTTATTGGCACCATGTTTGGATTACTTATCGCAGCAATTCTCTTTTACATGTTTCGTTTTATATTCAACCGAATCGGAAATAAAGTCAGTGCGTCTGGGGTAGTGCAGAGCGGTGGCGGTGGCGGTGGCGGTGGCGGCGTCAGAGGCGCATAATAGTGTATCACAAACGATATATATTGTTTGCGATACGTCACTATAGGAATAATCGTATTCATATTTATATGACCCCTTCATAATCTGGGGCGACAGCACCATAAAGCGGACCAAGAACCGGTTGAAATGAACCTCCATCAGTCATCCCGATATCAACATTTGGCGAAATTGGAACAAGGTTATCTACGAGTTCTTCTTCAAGTGTCTTTGTGGGCGGTGGATTCATAGCCGTCATTACCTGTTGTTTCTTCTGTTCCGTTGGACTAAACGTCTCAATACCGTAAACACCAGTTACGCGACTTGCTCTGCGAATAAATTCATACGCAGCTAAGAATCCTAAAATTCCCACAACTGGATTTGTGCTTAAAAACAGGGTGATCGCGAGAATAACAACGACAACTTGTCCTATTGTGCTTTCTGCATATTCGGCCAACGCAGGGGGAACAGATGGCGTAAATACAATATACAATATCAAAAGGACGAAAATCACCATTTCGTGTTGCTTTTCCTGACGCATAAGTTTATTGAATGTATCCATGGAATGAATATAGCCTATATATAAACCAAATAGAATGTTATTACTATTATACTATATATTATTCTAAAACTAACCTTCGATAGAATTGAAATCTCTCGGATTGTTTATTCTTAATCTACATAAATGAGCGCCGTTCCTGCTGTTACTGTTGCCGCCTCCGCCGCCTCCGCCGCCTCCGCCGCCTCCGCCGCTACTTATTATGGTCCACGAGGTTATACTCTTCTCAAAGAGTGTATGGAACAAGAGGATCTAAAGATTCTGAGAGATGAACTCACCGTCGGTGCGTATGTTCCTAAAGCGCCAGTGCAATCCCCTAAATTCCCAATTTACCGCGAATGTTCTAAAAAGATATATATTCCGCGGTTTTATGGCACAAAAATATACGGATTTCCAGAAGAATCGCGGATTCCTCCAGGCGCGCCTGTATCCGAATCTCTCGTATTCGCAGGAGAGATGCGTGAATACCAGAACGTCATCGTGGACAAGTATATACATCAAGTGACTAAATCGGAAAATGCTGGTATGGGTGGAGGCGGGTTACTCGACGTAGATCCAGGCAAAGGAAAAACGGTAATGGCGCTTAATGTGATTGCCCGACTTCGTGTGAAAACACTTGTTGTCGTCCATAAAAGTTTCCTTCTGAATCAATGGATCGAGAGAATTCAACAATTCCTGCCTGCAGCGCGTGTTGGAATGATACAAGGACAAATCGTAGACATCGATGATAAAGATATCGTGATCGGAATGCTCCAATCTCTTTCCATGAAGGAGTATCCGAGAGATTTGTTTGACTCATTCGGTCTCTCGGTATATGACGAATGTCATCATATGTCGGCCGAAGTATTCTGTCGATGTATGATGAAAATCGTAACGAAATATACACTCGGTCTCTCGGGAACGATGGTTCGAAAAGATGGACTCACCAAGGTATTCAAACACTTCTTAGGAGATGTGGTTCATAAAGAGAAAAATGACACGACATCTCATGCGGTTATCGTGAAGGGGATCCAATATAAGGTGGATGACGCGGAATTCAATGAAACAGAATACGACTATCGTGGCAACCCTAAATTTAGCACGATGATTTCTAAAGTGTGTAATTATAATCGTCGGAGTGAATTCATATTGGACGTCTTACAAAATGAACTGGCGACAAATCCGGACCAACAAGTGATGATACTTGCACATAATCGGTCGCTACTCGAATACTTCCATGATGCGATTGAACACCGTAAAATCGCGTCGGTGGGATATTATGTAGGTGGAATGAAAGATGCAGCGCTGAAGTTGAGTGAGAGCAAGAAAGTGATTATTGCTACGTATGCGATGGCGTCAGAAGGGTTGGATATCAAGACGCTAACAACACTCATCATGGCGTCACCTAAGACGGATGTGTGTCAATCTGTGGGGCGTATTCTGCGTGTGAAACATGCTTCGCCACTTGTGATCGACATTATTGATCCACAGGATGTATTTCGCAGTCAGTGGTTGAAACGCCAAACTTACTACATCAAACAACGATACCGTATTATCATGACAGACACTGAAGGTTATTATAAAAACAACTGGACAGTGAAATACACGCCGCCATCTGCGTCTAAATCTATTACACATCGTGATGACCGAGAGATTGATATTACAGACGCTGATATTATTGAAATCGACGAAGAAACCGGAAATCTCTCGGTAACGACAGAACTAAGCGCAAAAAACAAGATGAAATCAACCATTCCAAAAACAAATGGGAAATGCTTGATTCAATTAGAAGAATAAGGGATCGATACATCGATATACATGGTTTAACCCTTCAAAGTAATTTTATCGTGAGAGACGTGTCCGGTGTTTTTTTCGGTTGTTTGCGCTTTTCATTTTCAACTTCTTGGTGAGTCTCGATTTCGGATTCTTGCGTTTGTTTTTGGAATGCGACGACCGCGTATATTTTTTCGACGATGTAGAACCGCCAAACATTCCACCATCGTACATTCCAACACCGGACATTCCATCATCGTACATTCCATCATCGGACATTCCATCACCGGACATTCCATCACCGGACATTACCTCTTCATCATCAAGATGATTGGGTGCACAATCACCACAATACTCCATTCCATTAAATATTCTCCGCCCTCCATGTTCTCGCGAACCCACAATAACCGGTTGTCCGCAATCGGCACAATAAAAGGCGACATCTTCATCATCTCCCATATAGTCATCTCCCATATCGTCATCATCATTGGGATATTCCTCTAGGGGATACTGCTCCAACGCTGCTGCTGCTGCTTCTGCTGTTGCGGCTGCTGCTGCTGCATACACGCAATCACCGCAACGAGAATATCCATTGGGTAGATCTACGCGTTGATCAAATTGTGGTGAATTATACATAACCGGATTTCCACAATCAACACAATTAAAAGCATTATTATTTGCGAATTCTGCAGGTAGATTTGCTTGATCTATCATTTCAGGTGCAAGCACTGCTGCTGCTGCTGCTCTTGCTGATGCTGCTGCTGCTTCTGCTGTATCTGCTGCTGCTGCTGCTGCTGCTGCTGCTGCTGCCGCAGAGTTAGCGCCACAATCACAGTTACAACCACCACCAGCACCAACCGGATTACCGTCAAGTTGAAGATTTCCAAGACCACTACTAATACCACCAACATCAGCAGCAGCAGCAGGACTAAGACCATCACTACGACCAATACTACCAAGTGCCGCGCCACCACCAGCGCCACCACCAGCGCCACCACCAGCGCCACCAGTCAGCAGTAGAACAGGAATGCGGTTCTTTTTATTACGTCTTCGACTATTACGTGCAACTTTTCGTTTCGTCCTACGAATGCGACGCAGTTTACGCTTGCTTCCACTGCCACGGCGGCGCCCACCGCGTGTAACAGAGTTATATCCAACCGTCACTGGTGCATACGATCCATTTGCATAAGCGTTCTCAGGATTACCTACATCAGACGAATAATACTGACTCATGCCACCTCCACCTTGCACAAACGCCCGACCTGCTTGTCCAGGATACATATTTCCGGTCCCGCTGTTTTGAGAAGGCAATTCTTTACTTGATAATGCTATTCCGGAATTATGTTCCGCCAAAGGATTTGAACGTAAATATTCAGACGACATCGTATAATATATTGTGATATTATTAGTATTTGAATAATAATAATAAAAAACTAAATGGGTCGCGTGGATTTATAATCTTACTACGACCTGTAATTCTTGTTGGTGCGCCTACGGCAGAACGTTCGTTTGGTTCCACGCGCATACTTACATTTCTGTCTCAATTTGCGACTATTGCACTTTTTCTGACTTTTAGAACGACATGGCGATGAATGCAAACGCGCTAAATATTGTTTCTGGTTGCGAAAAACAAACGGTTTGATTTTGCGAATCTTCTGACCACTGATCGGCGCCGACGGTTGTAAGTTCATATGCTCGCCAGATAGACGAATCTTGCGCTTGGCGCCGCCAGCAGACAAGGCGGTCGATGCTGTCGTGTTTTCAGATTGGGACTGGGACTGGGACTGGGACTGACCCATTGATTCGGTGCTCAATGTATATATAATCAATAGAAAAATTATAAATGGCAATTATCCAACAATGAATCAACAACCAAATGTAAATTGGGGCAGCAGTTTGCATGCAGATGTCGCATCCCTTGTTCACGCAGTTCATATAAATGGTGAATATGTGTAATATGATTCCGACCATCGATCATAATTGCTGGTGTCGCAATACCATACTCTTTTTGAAACGGAACAACCATATTTCTAAGTATGTAATCGATTGCCACTTTATAACTATACATGGACGGAGGTATATGTTGTGTCGGATGAGTAAAATTGGAAATATCAAACACAATACCGTTGAGAATATACTTATTCGCCCATATATATTCGAACATTTCTCGTGTTTGGTTGATGCCTTCATTGGAGATTTTTGTGTGAATCCATACAGGAACGGGCGAGGGAATTGGGGTGGGGGCGAGTGCGGGTCTACTATTTCGAATAATGTATTCATGATTTCCTAACCGTTTTGCATCTACTACTACTAAACCCGAGCAATTTACCAGTTTCACTTCACGCGTATTATGACATATCATTGATACGCGATGATCGCGCAAAAGTGACACGAGATCTGGCGAAGACGCTGGTGAAACCGAATACCATGGACGAATATATGGTAAACATTTATTCCATTCTTGAAATACTTTTGATACATATTCAACCGGGTTGTGGAGGCGGTGAAGAGACGCAGAATAAGTAATGCGCGACATTGTTAATATATAGTGCGGTTTAGGTTTATACTCATTTACGTTTATATTTCAAATACCGCATCTCATGTTGCTTTACTTGGTGATCCGTGATGATCTGGTTATGATTATGATTATGATTATGATTATGATTATTTGAAGTAGATTGCGAGACTAAAAACTGCACTGGAACCCAACGACAAAACCGTTTGTTGAATCGGCACATCATCAAGAACTCTTTATGAAGTGAAACATATTTATCTGGATCCGTATTTTCAAACTCGGTCTCGTCTTCACTTTCTTCTTGCGCGTCTAGTCGTTCATTTTCGACTATATTTCGAAATACGCGATTCATCATAACGCTTGTTTTATAACTCGATATATGTGCAAAGTTATGAAATACGAGTTCATTCGCGCGATTATTAGTAGTGTTCACGAATAATTCATAGATATCATTTTGAATATTTGGACGCACCATAAACACAGCCTGAATATTCGTAAGCATGTCGTCAGGTGGCGGGATGAATTCAATAGGATGACGACTCGTCGGCAGCGTCGGTGTCGGTGTCGGTGTCGGTGTCGACAGTGTCGGCGTAGGCGCAATGGATGATCGATGATATTGTGGCGGTGCGACATTACGACGTTCGTCGTTTCTTTCTCGACCGGATTGTAACAATTGTTGATATACTCGTGTGTTATTTTCAAACCGATACTGAATCGCAAATACTGGATACGGCAACTCTAGTATCATCGCGTCTACATCTTTCTCAGTATGACATAATATCGGTAAACCAAATATAATACTATTCTGTTTTGTATAGGCAATTTGACGAATATCGCCTTCATCAAAAATACGTTCGCATAAACGAACATGACCGGATAAGGACAATGACTGAACTGGATTTCCTTTATACCAGTAGACGGTATGAATCGAAAAAAATGTCTTATCGAACGCCGACGCTGACGCCGACGCATTATTCATTCGAAACAGAACACCGCCAAATACACTACCATAGACCAGCGAATGATCCATGCAAGCATCATACATGCGAATACTTCCAGGATACCAACCGTTTTCTTGATGAAACTTGCGAATCACCGGCGTCAATGAACCTTGATAGTTATTTGCACCAAGAATATCAATAACTGCTACAATTTTATTACGTTTCCATTCAGTCACCCACACAATACAACGTTTCCCCTTTGGAAGTATAAAACATTTATAACCACCTGAAAATAAAGACGGGTTGTCGTTCTTATGAATAGTTGTTTCATAAGAAAGTCGCGTATTCGGAAAACCGGTCAACAAACATTCGCATTCTTGTGAGTTCATTACAGACGGTCCCTTGTAATTAAAGTTATTGTCGCGGGTATGGTGTCGATTCATCATCGTAGTATATAGAGTATACACGCGCTGCCTTTAACTCATGTTGTTGGTATTTTCTATGGCTATTTTTGAGTTTGAAGCAATCTCTCGGATATACTCTTTTAAATCTGATTTCATGTCCTCCGATCTGTCAGTTTTCGTATCAGTATTTATCCCTAAAGTCTCCTCCACATTCGCAGAAGGATACTGTGTTGGTGATAGATGAGACGATGTATCCGTATTTTTATGAATTGAGTCTATTAATATTTTATATTCTCGCCTTGGACCATGAATCAAGTCTTTCACTTTTGGAGAAGTAAGCGTTGTTTCAAAATAAATATACAAATAGTGAATCATTACAATTAAACACATCGAAAATATAATATTTTGAATAAGCCACCACATATCGTATCACGTGTATATTAGGAACATAATTTGAAGTCGTCTATAAACGAAATTATCTCATCTTTACATGTTCGGGTAAGGCGGTCAGAGTAATTCGTGCACATTTTATCGGATACAACACCATTTTCCGTGGTTATATAAAAATCAATGACTTCTTTTTCTGTTTCGTTCAATAGAAACACAAATGCGTTCATCGATTTTGGATGCTTTTTAACCACCTTTTTTATGTGGCGCGTGACAATATGATTTGATGGAATAATCTCACGATGTTCGGGTGCTTCCAGTAATTCATAATAACTTTCATCTACGAGAACGGGTATGGTGTTTTTTTCATGGTAGTCGATTTCCATCGTAGTTGTCTCGCCATCGATTGGATTACGTTTGTGTAATTTCTGTT